TTTGACCATGTATGACCGCCATCGTCGGACCAGCGGAGCATGGCTTGCGGGTCGCTTCCTTGGCCGCTGTTCAGGCCGACGCCCGTCTCGCACTCAAGCTGCAAACTATGGTTTGCGGTACGTTTGAGATTGTTTTGGCCTGTCGGCAGCGCGCGCCACGACCGCAGCCAACGCTGGGCTATCCCGTTGTCCTCAAAAACATTTAGTTCAAACGTGTAGACGTTTCCGTTGGCGTAATCGCCGACGATGATGTTGCCTTGGAAGTTGCATTGGCAGTTGCTGCGGTGACGCGAGAACACACCGCTGTTGCCCGAAGGGGTAGTAAGCGCCGCAGTGTAGAACGCGGTGATTTCAAACGCGCTAGTCTCAAACGCGCCTTCGACCGGCGCGATAGCTGAGTAAGAAGACCGCTGGTGCCATGCGCCGGTAGACGCGTCGAACACCCATGTCTCGTCTGCGGACGGGAACGACAAAACGTAGAACGCATGACCGTCCTGCTGGTAGGTGTAGCCGACCGCGTCGCTCATATCCAGATAGTTTTGGATGCGCCATTCAATCGCGTGCGTGGACACGCGCTGTGCGTTATATCCTGCCGCCCTGTAAATGATGCCTTGGCCGCGCGCGTCAGCGCCGAGCCAGAACACGGTGTTGTCCATCTTGGCGATGGAGTGCGGCGCGGCGCAACCGATTTCGTTAAACGCGCCTTGGATCGGCGAGAGCGGAAAGTCCAGCCCGCCGGAGTTGTACCACACTTCGGTGGAGTCCGTGCCAAACACCCAGCACTCGCGGTGGTCTACCAACAGGCCGACAACGCCGTCAGGGCTACCTTCGGCGCTGGAAAACTCTAGCGGGTCGATCTGGAAGCCGTCGTAAAGCTGCGTCACCCAAATCCGCTGGCTGTTAGGTTCGTTGAACACAAAATAGCCGTCCAGATAGCCGACGGTAACCGCGCCAGGGAAGTCTGGGTCAGTGATTTGCCCGAACGTGTCGGTGGACTCGTCGTAGATGTACGCGTCAGGATTGCAGGCGAAAAATATCTGGGTGCCGTTGTCAGCAATGGACACAGGGCCGGTGCCGGTCACGTCGCCCAGTTTGATTGGCGTTCCGTTCAGGCTGGTCATTTTGTAGACTTCAAAGCCTGAAACGACGTAATAGTCTTCGCCGCGGGTCTGGTGCGCCCACAGCCCGCGGATTGGGCCTTCGCCGATAACCTTTTGTTTTAGCAGGCCGGGGCAACGCTGTAGAAAGGCAGGCTCTATGCCGCCTTCCGGTACGACTTCCGGAAACATATTTATCATGCGTGCGTCGGCAGCGTTTACCGAGCGGGCCACATACGCGCTGCCCAGTATGGGCGTCTTCATTAGTAGTTTCCTGCGAAGATGTTATACCGCTGGCGCGTAGCTACAAGGCTGTACGGCATTGACATGATGTCATCAGGATTGTTGATGCGCTTCAGGTTGCGCTTAGACGCCATAGCCAATCGCTGAACTTGCGGCGACGGCTCAACGCCAAACTCAGGCGCCAGTTCGCACGCTAAGTTGTAACGGAACGCACGCAGATAGCCGGGCGGGAAGTGCAAGACTGTTGCCAGCGTAGCGGGCTGCGTCAGTTCTTCAACCGAAATAAAATGCCATTCCAACGCACGCGTCGGGCGCGGATAGACAAACATTTCAACGTCAGGATACGACATATTGACGAAGATGACTTGCGGGAACGTAGACGTTACAGTCTTAACCGCAATGCCGTCATACTGCTGCTGGTTAATGAATTTGATGCCGTAGCTAACGCCGGTGCCGGGGTCGAGGAAATAGGTCGCGTCGTCCAGCAGCACGGGGCGGTTGCCGACGAAGTCGCCGGAAGGGCCAAGCGTGCGCGACAGTTCGCCGGCAGGCCATGTAAACACTTGGTCTTGCGTGGAGAAAACCGACAGGCGCTCAGTATTCCAGCTATCAATCATCTGGTCCATAGCGCGCAGGGCGTCTTGCGACGTTTCAGCCGATGGGACTTCGCCTTCTGCCAGAACGCCTAGAAGCCTAAGCGAACCGTTGATTATGTCGCCCGCCGTTTCCATCGTTTAGTCTTCCTGCGTTGTGCGGCGACGACCAGTGCGCGCCGGCATTTCGTTCACTGTAGCACTTACAGGCTCGTCAGGATAGTATCTTTCCCAGCCATAATCTTCGTCGCAGCGTGCTTCTTCTTCAGATATAGCAACTTTTGCGCCGTGGCGGGGGTGAACGAGATAGATAACGGCCATAAAATTATCTTTCAGAGAAGTTTGCCCCGACCGAAGCCGGGGCAAAACCTATTAGCCGGCGATACGGTACAAGTTGTACGTTGTCGCGCTGGTTTTAACGGCACGGAACAGTACGCTCTTGGATGCAACGCCTGCGCCGGAACCAACCAACGTCCAGCCAGTGCCTACTACGATAGTAGGAACGCCAGTGCTGGTAGCGACCAAAGCAAACTCAAACGATGAGTTGGTCTTCGCGCTGCTGATGTCAGCATTAACAACCGAAACAGCAGGAAGCGTAAGATCGGCTGTAGAAGCCGAAGTGTACACGACCAGACCGCCAGACAAATCAAGAGTGGTTAGTGTAGCTGCTGCGGTGTACGCAGTAGGGATAGCTGAAGTACCAAGAGTAACTTCGCTAGTATTTCCGTCGCCGACTTGATAACCGCCAGCACCATTAGGAAGAGCCATAATAAAAATCCTTTAAAAAAGTTGGCCCCCGGCAAACCGAGGGCCAGTGTTAAATTAACCCCACATCCGGACGGCCATTTGTGGACGGATCGTGCTGTAGCCATACAGAACGTCAATACGGCAAGGCATACGGTCGTTGTTGATGTCGTACTGACGAACAACGCGCAAGCTGATGCCGTTATGCACCTGACGCGAAGCCATATCTACGCCCTGTGGGAGCAGAAGGTCGGCGGTTGCGAAGGTGATAGCGTCCTTGTGGTATACAAGGTTCTGAGCGTACTGTGTGGACGCTGCGCCGACGAACACGATTGCCTTGCTGTTGCCGGGCAGTGTGTTGACGGTGGCGAGTGCGTGAGCAGCCGAGTAGATCGGTGCAACAGTGATGCTGCCTGCGCCAGAGCCGTTGAGCGTGACATCAGCCAACGCAACGAACTGGAACAACGAACCTGTGCTTTCACGCGTCTGTGGGTTGACTGAGTAGCAGTCAGCAACAGTGAACACGTCACCAGCCTTAACAGTAGCGTTTGCACCAGCGCCAGTAATGGCGATTGCCGTTGCACCTTCAGCGGTGATTGCAGCCGAAGTCGTGCCGCCAGTTGCAGTACGCGAACCAGTGGTGAACTGCTTGATGGACTGCGACATATTGATTTCGTCGAAACCAAGTACGCCTGTACCCATCATGCCGTTCTTGAACTGCTTGCTGATTGTGTCGGTTGGGTTGAAGAGACCCTTCAAGCCTTCTACCAAGCCAGCGTTAGCTGCTGGGTTGACGGTGGCATAACGTGGCGACATCACCGCAGCGTTTTCGTTCAGCTTCTGCTGTGCAGCAAGAAGAACTGCCGAAGTGCCGGGAGTTGTGCCGGGCGTGCCGACCGAGTTACCGATGGTTGCATACGCGTTTGCAACGTCAGCGTCGATGCTGGAGGCAAGCTGCGAAATGCGTGGCTTGAGAACGCGCTCCGCGAAATCGTCAAGCTGCATGGTCAATTCAGCAGATGTGAAGTTGACGCCGATGTGCTTCTGGTTGGCAACGGTCAGCGTTGTGAACTGTTCGTTGTCGTCCTGTACCTGAAGGGCTGCGCCGTCAGTTACGAGCGCACGGTCTGGAAGACGGATACGCAGGGTTGAGCCAATTTTAGCACCTTCAACAGCGAAGCTGTCGTCGTACTGGCGGTTTACGTTACGTGTAAGCACGAGGTTGTTCTCTAGAATTTCTAGAGCCTTCCGCGTGATCATATCAATGGTTAAAATCGAGTTAGACATGGTAATAATCCCAAATTATCTGTTGCGTTGTGCCTCGTACTTCTTGATCTGTCGCAACCGTTCGGCTTCGATCCATTCCGACGTACTCATCGACTTAGTCGAGCGAGGGTCGGTTGTATCATACTGGGTTGACCCAGCAGAACGAGCAGTGACAGGCGCAATTGGTGCCGGGGCGGTTGAGGTTTTTTTAACCGGCGGATTTGAAGCCAATGAAGCCTCAAGTTTTCCAATTTCTTTTGCCTGCAAAATTGGCGCTAGGCGGGCGATACGATCAGCTTCTTTCGGATTTGAGCCGAGATAATATAGAACGTCTGGGCCTGCTTCTGACGCTTGGATGCTTTGCGCCATGAAATCCGTAATCGGAAGGTTGGGGTTGTATGCGACTTGTTCAAAGTCATCATACTTGTCCCGCGCCGCTTCCTCACGGTCATGGTAGGCGTCCTGCATTTCAGATTGCTGCCGTGCGGTTTCCCGCCGCGCCAACAATTCTTCGGCTTTACGTTCGGCCAAAACCTCTGCGTAATCCTCATAAGTCTCAAATTGTTCAGGGGTTATGTCATGCACCGCTTGTTGGCGGGCCTGCATTTCCTCTGCTTTTTGAGCCTGTTCGCGCTCCCATTTGCGCTGTTCTCTTGCGAGGCGCTTGCCAACAATCGCATCAAGTTCTTCTTGTGTGAAGGACTTATTTGCTTCCTGTTCAGCAGGCGTTTCCGGCGTCGTGTTTTCTACAGGCTCGATTGCTGCCGTGGCTTCGAGTTCTGGCGCGGAGGCATCCGCTACTTCGGGGACTGTTTCGTCCATGTTTAACCCCTATGGAGTTCCTGATGTGCCGCACCAGTACGGTTAATGGTCAAACTACAGTAAAATTTGTGGCTTGACAATATGCTTGGTTTGTTCCGCCCATCGGATCATGCTGTGTAGCTACCCGACGAAGTGAACGTCAAAATTGTGTTGGCGCCTGAAGTCGTAACTGTCGGCGAACCTGTGGTTGTGCCGGTGTACCGAGCGGTTGGTACAGACAGAATGACAACGCCTGAACCGCCAGCCCCGCTGGCCGTAATAAGGCCGTTGCTGCCGCCGCCGCCGCCGCCGCCAGTATTGGGCGTTCCTGCAACT